CCCCAAGAGCCACAAGGGTAGCCGTCAGTGAAGACAATCAAACGCTTGGGCACATTGCCGACTTCTTTCAAGTAGTCAAAGATAACATCGAAGTCAGTACCACCGCCACCTTGAGGTTCGTAAGAATCAATCAAGTCCATATTCTCAGATGTAAAATCTTGAGGATTGTAATAGTCAGTATCAAAGCAGAAGATGTGTACTTTGTAGCCATCGAATGCATCCATCATGCCGCCAACTTCACCCAAGAACGCTTGCGCTTGCTTGTCTGAAATAGAGCCTGACATGTCGATTGCTACAACAACGTCAATTTCTTCACCGGGTGTCATACCTGGCATAACTGCATCCATGTGCCAGCCCCGACGACTTGGACGCATCCAAGAGTAGTCAGTACGAATAGCACTGGTCAAGTTAGTCTGAATCAATTCACGCCAAGGCATGACTGGGTCAGTGACATTTCGAACAAGACGCTCAACACCTAGAGGCAATGTACCTGCTTCTGCTGATTGTGCGGCGTTGATAATCGCCTGCTTCATTTCTTGACGAATGCGGTCTTTTTCTTCTTGTGTGAGTTTAGGACGACCCTTACCTGGGCGGTCACCATCTTCACCATCACCGTCATCACCTTCGCCATCCATGTGCTCGTCTAGCATTTGGTCAATCAAGTCGTCCATGCTAATCTTCTGAGCATTCTTCATCAAGTCATCATAGACTTCTTCTGCTGGCTTGCCGTCATATTTTTGCTCATACAAGCAAGGTACAGTAGTGATGAACTGACCCACTTTGTGACGCTTCAAGTCTGCGTTAACACAGTAGTCATCAGCAATGTTCCAGATTTGAGGGTCACGATGATTGCGGCGACCCATATGGTCATATACAACGTGCAACACTTCGTGGGCTACTAAGAATTCAACTTCTTTCGGCTTCAACATCATAATGAAGCGGCTGTTGTAATAGAACGTTTGACCGTCAGTAGCCGCTGTGCCACACCACTCGTCTGCGTTGACAAGTTTCATTCGTGTAGCTAAGTTACCAAAGAATGAATGACGTAGCAAGAGACCGATACGTGCAGACACTAGACGCTCACGTGCATCGTGGTCTACTTTTGGGTCTGTGGGACCTACAAGATTGTCGAACTTTTTGTTACGAGTTTTCTTAGATGATTTGTCGAGAACTTCGCTCATGTTTACTCCTGTTTAATGACTATATTATAACACAGGTCTGATTAAATTGCAAGCCCGCGGAAACCAGCGTCAAATGCGATCCTTGCGTAGGGCAATGCCGCATCAACCTTGTACAATTCCATTCCAGCATCCTTACTGATTCCTTTGGTTCGGCAGCGCATACCAAGTGAATAGAAGTACATTTTACCTGTCAAAATCTTTGTAGCCATTTTATACCTTTAAGAAAAAAAGGGTGAGCATAATATTACACTCACCCTTAAAGAGCCTTTCGACCCTAGGGAGTCAATCGTTAAATTGACAAATCAAGAACCTGCATCAACAATGTACTTGCCGTACTTCTTGTGGAACTCGTCAAAGTTCTTCAATTGAGTTGGCTCGATTGGGAGTTGATATGTTTTCAACGCAATCTTAGCACCCATAACGACCAACTCTGTTTCAAAGTTGTCCATCATGTACTGAATGAAGTTATATGCCATTTCGTGGAACTGTTTGTTGTCCACTTTCTTGTTAGTGATAGCATCTTTCAATTCATAGCACATTGAAATTGTCAATGAGTACATTGCCGAGATTTCTTTCACAGACAAAGTTTTCACTTTACCAGAAAGAATGTCTGCTGGCTCGGGCATCTTGCCTGCAACTTTGCGGTGAGCCATAAACTTAACAGCAAGACCATCACCAACTGCACCTGCGACCAAGTTAAACAATGAATCACTATCAATGTTATCTTCGTCATTCAACAAGTCGGACACGAAGCACCATGAGCGTGGTGTAGCGAATGCACGTGATGAAGACTTAGCATCAAAGTCGTACATGTCTTGCTTTGCAAAAGACAAGTAACCAACAACGTCTTTGTGAATGTTTGCGTTAACAGCCCACAATTGCCAAGAAGCAAAGTCAGGGCGCATTTCTAAGTGAACGAAACGATTAGCGAGGGGCATTGGCATGCGATATGTCACACCTTTGTCACTGTCGCGGTTACCGGCTGCAATGATAACAACGTTATCTGGCAAACGATACTTACCTACACGACGGTTAAGAATCAACTGATAACCTGCAGCCTGAACAGCTGGGGGTGCTGAGTTCATTTCGTCCAAGAACAAGACCACTGTCTTAAACTTGCTTGCGAATTCTTCGCTTGGCAAATCAACTGGCTCAGCCCAATCCATTTTGCCGTTGTCTTTGTTGAAGAATGGGATACCGCGAATGTCAGTTGGTTCCATCTGAGCCATACGCAAGTCAATCATAGCTTCTTTAGAGCCACCGAGTTCAACTGCGAGTTGTTGGACAACATCAGACTTACCGATACCGGGAGGGCCCCACAAGAATACGGGACGTTTTGCTTTCATAGCTTGCTTCAAAGACTTGGTAGCTTGAATAGCTGTGATTGTGTGATTGTCGCTCACTGCACTAGAACTAGTTTTTGCCATTTATTAACTCCTGTTAATGACGTTGATTTACTGAAAGAACTTGTATTATATGACAGATTGGATTATTTGTCAAACATTTTTTGATAGTTTCTTAACCATCTTGCCCAATTCTTTTTCGCAAAAGTTAAGGGCTCGGGCGGCTAACAAACGCTCACGGCTGAAGGCTTCCTGTTCCCAGGGGCGTTCATGGTAAACTTTATTGACACGTTGTCCTAACCAAAGTTGGTTATTTCGGGTATCAATAGTAAGTTGACCTTTCGCAATTTGCTTCACGTGAACCATTTCATGTGAAACGCATTGAATTAAGTCAGCCTCACCCAAACGACTGTCAAGCATCATAGTGATTTCACGGTCGTTTGTCTGGGCAACTACACCATTATACCCCTCATGCTTACGCAATCCTGACATAGTATGGATAGTTAGTACGTAAGTACTACGTTCTAATTTAAGCTCCTTACGCAAGAACTTAGTGGCTAAGTCAATCGTAAGTTTACGAGCATTAGAACGTGAAACAATTTTGATTTCCATGTACGTAGTATATCAGGATTTGGATTTATTGTCAAGCCCAAAAAGCTAAATACTAAGTATTACAGGAAAACCCAATGGCACTAACTAGAATTAAACCCACAAGTATAAACATCCTTGACCCATTCAGCATGGCAAATGTTGCTGTTCAGGGCAATGTCGATGCAGGGAATGTTAAAACTAACAACTTGCTCTATGCAAACGGGGTAGCATGGGACTTGCAACAAGCGGCTGGGGCATCATCCCAAGTGCAGTTTAATACAAATAACAATTTTGATGCTAGTGCAAACTTAACATTCAACAAATCAACACAAACTCTTACAACCGACACAGTAGTAGCAAACATCACCGGTAACACTGCTGGTACTCACACTGGTCCTGTTGTGGGTAGCGTCACTGGCACCGTGTTAACTGCAAGTCAGCCACAAATCACGAGTTTAGGTACTTTAACAAGTTTAGCAGTCACAAATGACGCCACAGTTGGTGGTAACTTGTATCTCACAGGTAACTTATCTGTCAGTGGTACATCTACTATAATTAATTCAACTGTATTAGAGATAGCTGATTCCTCTCTAGTTCTAGCAAAAAACGCAACAACCAGTATTCAGGCAGATGGCGCGGGTATCACTATTAACGGCGCCGGTGCTAACTTCACGTACAACGGCACATCAAATGCTTTTGTTTCTACTCACCGAATTAGTGTTGACGGTGGTTTAGTTTCTAACGTAAACGCAAGCAACATTGCGACCGGAACTATCCCATCAAGTATCTTGGGTAACAGTACACATTACATAGGCACTACAGGCATTACGTTAAACAGAGCAAGTGGTGCTCAATCATTGACAGGGATTACTAGCATCGACGGTTATGCACCTACTGTATCTTCATCAGCTCAACCTAACATCACTAGTGTTGGTACGTTGACAGGAGCCAACATCAACGGTGAGGTTGTTTTAGGTAACTTAGCAACAGGCGGGACTAGAATGAGATTAGTTGAGTCAGGTGGCTCAACTTACATCCAAGCAGGCAACGGTGTGAACGGTTCTGCCAATGTTATCAATTTCTCACCATGGTTCTCGGGTACCCCAACTATGACGGTCGATTTAATTAACAGACGAATTGGTGTAAAGAAAGCAGCACCAACTGTTGAATTGGATGTAGTAGGTGCGGGTACATTCACTGGAAACGTCATCGCCGGTAACATAGACGGCGGCAATCTAACAAAGGCGACTTACTTAGAGGGTACGCTAACAACAGCACTTCAGCCTAACATCACCTCAGTCAGCACTTCATTCACTGGTTTGACATTCGCCGCCAACGGCAACATCACAATGAGTGGTACAGCATCGCAAATCTCAGGTGGTAACTTAGTAAGTGCTTCTTATATCAGTGGTAACGGCTCGTTGCTATCTGCATTAAATGCAAGTAATATTTCATCGGGTACTATCCCATCAAGTATCTTGGGTAACAGCACACATTATATTGGTACTACAGGTATTACTCTAAATCGTGCAAGTGGCACACAGGCATTAACTGGCATCTCTAGCATTGATGGTTATGCTAGTACAGTCTCAACAGCGGCGCAACCTAACATCACATCAGTGGGTATATTAACTTCTGTTTCTGTGTCGGGTAACGCTAACGTTGCAAACATCAATGCAAACACTAACGCTTCATTTAGTGGGTGGTTGACTTCACAGCAATCTACTGAAATTTTAGTTGCTTCAGGTGCATTGTCAAGCACTAGTGCAACATACAATTTGTTGACTGGAGCATCTTTTTATCACAGTAGTGTAACATCAGGTGCAAACTGGACTGCAAACTTTACAAACGTGCCAACAACTGACGGTAGGTCAATTGTCGTGACTATCATCGCAGTTCAAGGTGCTACTCCTTATGTACCTAGCACAATTCAAATCGATGGGGTAACACAAACACTCAAGTGGTCATCGGGGAGTGCTCCTTCTGGTACATCAAACGGTATAGATGTATTCTCGTTTGCATTATTGAGAGCCGGTAGTGCTTGGGTGCAAATTTTAGGGTCTTCATCATTTTTCCTATAAATATAAACTATGGGACGTATTAACTCTATACAAGGATTTGTAGGCTTATCATCAATTGTGGCGTCAAGCCTTGAGCCCGAATACATCGGGGCATCAATGATTTTCGCACAGCCTGCAGCACCTGCTGGTTGGATTAAAAACACAACTTATAATGATTACGCTTTAAGAGTAGTAAGTGGCACCGGTGGTGTTGCTACTTCGTCTAATCAACCGTTTTCTACAGTAATGAGTACAAGTTCAGAATTATATTCACCTGAGAGCGGTGATTGGCCTGTAACGGCGCAAACCGCAACTCTCAGTGTGGCGCAAATGGGAACCCATTCTCATTCATCGGGTGCAAGCGGTGGAGCGAGTTTATCAGGTTACACAACGGGATGGCCTGGTTCGGGCCCTGGTTCCCCGTTCACTGGAATCGTGAACCCAGTTAATGCCTATCCGGCAGCAGCCGGTGGCATGGCGGGTTCTGGCGGTGGACATGCTCATACTTCAGGATCAGTTACTTCAATCACATACAGCAGTCCGTTCAATTTCAACATCAAATACAAAGACGTACTCATAGCAAAGTATCATTAATATGCAACCATCTATACCAAGTACATCAATTACAAAATTTTTTATGGCGACTGTGCCTGTAGGTTGGACTCAAATAACTTCAGGTGTTGACGACTGCATCCTTCGTGTAACGACAGGTACAGTTGGTTCAGGTGGTTCAACTCCCTTTAGTTCTGCATTTGTTAGTAAAACTGCATCAGGAACTAGAAGTCTTACAATAGCATCTGATAATTCAATTTCTAGTGCCGCTGGGCATTCACATAATTCTAGTGCAAGACTCTCATCAGGACCTGCATCTAGGGCGGCTGGACCTACTTATTCGAAGCCGCCCACGTTGCCTGCGCCAACACAGAGTCTTTATACTTGGCCTGGACCAACGTTTGGACCAACTGGTGCAAGTACTAACCCGGCAGGTGGCGGACAGGGTCATACTCACTCTATCTCAACACCCGCATCATTAAACGGTCCGGTTACCGGAGCAACTAGAGACTTTGCTATCAACTATGTTGATGTAATATTAGGTCAAAGGAATTAATATGGGAGCGTTTGTCAGAACCACTAAGACATTTTTCAATCAAACTATAGCCCCGACTGGATGGGTTAAAGATACAGCTAGCCAAGATGATTACACATTATGTGTCACTTCGGGGATTACCGGCGGGACACTTCGCGGACTAAACCCTGCTACTACCGCATTAGTTGATTCTACATGGGATGGAACTATAACAGACGTTAATGGTTCAGTTGCGCCTGCAGTGGCAGATTTACCGGCGCACCAACACACTTATAGTTACACAACTGTTAGGTTTAACGGCGCTATTATGATTTCATACCCAGCGAACCCACTAGCAGGACAATATTTAGTTACTGGAATGGGTATAACAACGTCCGGGGTGAGCACTGGCACCGGGGTACACAGTCACGGAATTCAAGTAGGATCAGGGACAGTAGTAGGTAATCCCACCGGCTTCGCTGTAAAATACATAGATTTCATTCTAGCATCTAAGGAATAATATGATAGAAAGTAACAGAGTTAGCATCATCGTTGACGATGGGGCAGTATACTTAGACTTAGACACTTACTTGCCGTTAGATTTTTCACAGTGCGGCATTCCCGAAGACGTTCACGCACTGCAATGGTTAAACAATGCAGGGCACATTGAATATCGAAGTCCATTTGTATCTAATGAGGATATATCTGAACTTCCCGAGTGGGCAATCAAGTGCATTGCAAAATGGGAAGAAGCATACCAAGCTGACCCCAACGTCTAAAATTATATGGGCAAGCCTCGTACTCAGTAAATAACTGAATAGAGAGGTTTATATGGAACTAAAGAGAAAGAATCTTTGCCCACTACTTAAAAAAGAATGCATCGGACTAGACTGTGCTTGGTTCGTAAAGATTGCAGGATACGATATCAACACAGGAAAACAAATTGATGATTGGAACTGCACTGTTTCATATCTTCCAATGTTGCTAATCGAGAACTCAGGGATGCAACGTCAAACAGGTGCAGCAGTTGAAAGTTTCAGAAATGAAATGGTTAAGTCAACGCAAGCATCTCAAGAATTATTTCTTGCAGTAGCGACAAATGATACCAAAGCACTGGAACGCAAGTTAACTCAAATCGAGGAAGTCAAAGACGTTACGCCCAAGGATGAATCGAATGAATGAAATTATTAAAGAAAATAATTACATCCATATCCCCAATTTCATTAGCACAGAACGTGCTAATGAGTTAGCTAAAAAGTTCATCAAGTGTTGTGCAGAAAATGACTTAGATGGTGATAGTCAGATTCCAGAATCACACTCAGTTTATAACTACATTGATTTTCTAGAATTACTATGTGAAAAAACTCCTGAAGTCAGTAGGTTCTTGGGTGAGACTGTATTGCCTACTTACACTTACGCAAGAGTATATAAAAAAGGTGCAACACTAGAGCGACACCGTGACAGAGAAGCATGTGAGATTAGTCTTACCCTTCATCTTCGTAGTGACAATGACTGGCCAATCTATATTCAAAAGCCTAACGGTGAGGAAGTTCAACTAGATTTAGCTTCAGGTGATGCAATGATGTATCGAGGCAACATCGCCGACCACTGGCGAGATAGATTTGAAGGTGAGGAATATGTTCAGGTCTTTTTGCACTATGTAAGGAGCAGAGGAGATAACAACTGGGCATTCTTTGATAGAGATAGATTTAAACCCGAAGAACCAAAGTTGTTTATGGACAATACACCTGTGATATCTGACATAGAGACTATCCAAGAAAAACCCACAGCATACGCAAAGACATTACAAGATTACATTCAAGTGTTTGATAATGTCATCCCTGATGAGTTATGTGATGCTATCCTGAAAGAGTATGCTCCCGATGGTGAATGGATTCCCACCTATGTAGGTGAGGGTATACTTGATAGAGATATCCGAAATGTTGATGCTATTCCTATCTCACGAAACGAAGTGATAGGTAGTAATTATACAAGGCGTCTATTAGACAATGAATTGTTTAAGGGTGCCGCTGAAGCGATTAAACGCTACAACGAGAAGTTCCCTGAAGCAAGAATTGAGTCTGATTCCGGTTACGAGTTGCTTAGGTATCAAACTGGACAGTTCTACAAACAACACACTGATAGCTACAAAGCACAGCCTAGAGCAGTTTCCTGCTCATTTGCACTCAACGATGATTATGAGGGCGGGGAATGGGCTTTTTGGAATAGAGACCTAAAGCTAAAGACCAAAAAAGGCTCAGTAGTCTTGTTCCCTAGCAACTTCATGTATCCTCATGAAATATTACCCGTCACTAACGGTACTAGATACAGTATCATTACTTGGTTTATCTAAATTCCCGTCTAGTGTTTGGTTATTTTTTGACTAAATACTAAATAATCGGGAATATAGAATGGCATTTACAAAATTAGAACCAAAAAGCGTAAACACTAGTGCAACATTTACGTTTGCCGATGCCAACATTACTGGCAATCTAGCTGTTAACGGTGAGACAAATTTAGGTTCTGCCGCAAACATCACAATTACAGGCGGTTCAGCGGGACAAGTATTATCCACTGACGGGACAGGTAACTTATCTTGGGCTGACGGTGGTGCAGGCGGCGAGCAAGTTGTTGTTTCTGGCTTCACTGGTATCACCCAAGATACATTCACCGGCGACGGCACTGAAATAGATTTCACTTTATCTACTACACCTGATAGTAGAGACTTCGTATACGTCAACATTGACGGTATCACACAGCAACGCTCTGCATTTGACATTAGCGGTGATGTACTAACTTTCTCTGAGCCTCCGTTTAGTGGTGAAATAATTGAAGTTACTACCTATCTTGCTAGAGGTTTAACTACCGCTGGAAGTAACACGCAAGTTCAATACAATAACAACGGTGATTTGGGTGCTAGTCCAAACTTCACATTTAATTCTTCTACTGGAGTGTTGCAAGCATCATTCTTAAAGGGTGACGGTTATCAAATAGGTAACATTCGTGCTGCAAATATATACGGTGAAGTTCCAAGTTCACATATGGCTGGCACTGTGTTTATGAATGCACAGCCTAATATCACTAGTGTTGGTACGCTAATAGATTTGACAGTTGCTGGTAACGTAACTGCGACAAAATTCATAGGTGACGGTAGTCAACTTACTGGTATTAGTGTAGGTTCATCTGCCCCTGCAGGAACAAACACTCAAGTTCAATTTAATGATAACGGCACAACTGCCGGTAATTCAGCATTTACATTTAACAAGACAACAGGTACATTGTCTGCAACTAAGTTTGCAGGTGACGGTAGTTTATTAACCGGTGTAGTTACAGATTTAACCGGGTACGCTACACAAACTTATGTCAACACGCAAATTAGCAATCTAGTTGATGCAGCTCCTACTACATTAAACACATTGAACGAGTTAGCGGCTGCATTAGGTGATGATGCTAACTTTTCTACGACTGTCACGAATACACTAGCTAACAAGTTAAATGCAAACGCATTTACATACGCTAACATTACTGGCAAGCCAACTCTATCAACTGTTGCTACGAGTGGAAGTTACACTGATTTAACTAACAAGCCTACATTATTTGACGGCACGTATGCAAACTTAACAGGTAAGCCATCTTTGTTCAGTGGTAGTTACGCTGATTTAACTAACAAGCCATCTATTCCAGCAGACATTAGTGACTTAACTGACACGACTAATTTATTAGGTGTATCAGCTTTAACTGAGTTAACTGGTGTTGTTATTAACTCAGGTACATTGACGACTGGACAAGTTCTAAAATATGATGGGACTAACTGGGTTAACGGTACTGATGCTACTTCCGGGACTAGCGGAGGCGGTGGTGTAACTTCGTATATTGATTTAACTGATAAGCCATTTATCCCGTATGACGTTAGTGAGTTAACTGACACTACCAACTTGTTAATTAGTTCATACAACGAATTATCTGATAAGCCATCAATTCCTACTTCAGTATTTGATTTAGGAATAACTGACGGCACAACTGGACAAGTATTGACCACAGACGGTGCAGGTGTGTTGACATTCAGTACCGTAGCAACTGGCATTCAGCTAACTGACTTGAGCGTATCGGTTCAGCCATCAGGTGTTGCTAATCTTGCATACGATAACACGACTGGTGTGTTTGCTTTCACTCCACCTGACTTATCAAGTTATAGTACTTTTAGCGGCAGCTATTCTGACTTAACTAACAAACCATCTATTCCAGCAGACATTAGTGACTTGACAGACACTACGAATTTATTAAGTAGTGGAGTTACATCGTATAATAATTTAACCGACAAGCCAACTATCCCAGCAGATATCAGTGACTTGACTGACACTACTAGCTTGTTGGGCGGAGGTGGTGTAACATCGTATAACGATTTAACTGATAAGCCAACATTAGGCACTGCGGCGGCAACTAATTCTACTGCTTATGCTACTGCGGCGCAAGGTGCAAAAGCTGATACAGCACTACAGGCATCTGCACTAACCAGTTATGCAACTCAGAGTTATGTAGGTACTCAAATCAGCAACCTAGTAGATGCTGCACCCACTACATTAAACACATTAAATGAATTAGCTGCTGCATTGGGAGATGATCCTAACTTTGCTACATCAATGACATCTTTGATTGGGGCAAAACTTGCTACGGCTGACTTTGCTAGTACTGCAACAACGTGGCTAGGAACTAAATCAACAACTAATTTATCTGAAGGCGCCAACTTATACTACACAGTAGCACGTGCAAATACTGCTATTGATAATAGAGTTACTAAAACATACATCGATAATTTAAACATTGTTGCATCGACAGTCACAAGTTCGTCACAACCTTCTGTTACATCATTGGGTACCTTAACAGCACTTACAGTCAACGGCATCACTACACTAGGAGCCAATTCGAATGTAAAGATATCCGGTGGCTTAACTGGTCAAGTTCTATCGACTGATGGAACTGGAAACTTATCTTGGGTTGCCCAGTCTTCAGGTGGAGGTGGTGGCTCTGGGGCAACTACATTACTTGATTTAGGAATCGAAGACGGCACTACTGGGCAACTTCTATCAGCTAACGGTGACGGAACATTTAGTTTTATTACAGTAATGCCTGAGGTTTATCAATCAAAAACATACTACTGGTCAGGTCCATTAACTTACAGTCTCGGTGAAGACCGAGTCTATGTCCCGATTAGCGGGTCGTTATCTAAAGTGTCGTGCTACTTGCAGAACGCTGGATCGTCTGCTACTACGATTAGCGTAGTGAAGAATAATTCAACCGTGGTTACGACTGTAACAATTGCTGCCGGAGAGTTATTAGTTAAGACAACTCCGAACAGTACTTTATTAGAAGATGATTATCTAACCGTAGATATCACAAGTGCAGGCACCAGTGCATCTGACTTGCATGTGGTTCTACTATTTTCAAAAATTTAAGGAATAATAATGACATACAATGAGATGCTTTCAATAATAAATTTCAATATCCAAGATCCTTGGAATTATGATTTTTACTTTACAACTCTAACTGCATCATCTGACCAAGAGTTTGCAAACTTGATGTTTTCTAATGTAGTGTTTGCTGACAGTGATGAAGAAAAATCATTTAATTTCTTTCGAGGACGAACATTGACATTCATCTATGTTGCAAAAACTACTTCGTTCATTGAGGGAACAACTGTGTCGTTGATTACTGATGTTCCAGAAGAATCATCTGTTGAGCCTACACCGACTGAGTAAACTATGTTTGTAAAATTACAATACACCACTAGTAGACCGCTTTCGAATTTCCTACGGGTACTAGCTGATATAATCAACAACACCAACATCACTTCCGTGTCTCATTTGCTAACACGAATGAACACTGCAAATTATCACACTGACCTAACTAATAATTTTGACGCAGCATACTCTGAAATTATAAGGACTGCTACCACTGATAACACCGTTGCACACATTTCAAAACCCGGAATTGTATCAAGTGATTATTATGCAACTCTTGGTCACGGGTATAAATTTACCATTCAACAAAAGGTATATAACTCTGAATCATTATACTACACCCAATTAAGTAATCCAGGTAAAGACACTGTTTCAACATTTCGAGTAGGCACTACGATTGACAATAGCATTGCATCATCGAGTTGGGACGTAACAGCACCTACATATGATTATAACGCTAATGGAACTGATTTAGCTCTAGTAAATGACGCTGGGTTCCCGACAGAAGTTAAAAACTTTAGCACACTAACTTTATACAACACTGTCTGGGCGTACATAACACCTACTACGTTTGTGATATCATGTTGCAATAACTCTGGAAGTAGAAACGGATTTACAAGCTCACTCGCTACCCCAAATTATCAAGGCCCGTTAATAATTTCCCAGTACTCTCCTAGAGATTATTGGAATACCAGTTCGAACGGGATATTACCAGTTGTGTACGCTAACCCGAATAGAACAATTGGTTCGTTTTTTAGAGAGAGTGACATCACTACCCCTAATAATACACTGTCAAGTACTCCCGAAGAGTGTTTGTTTTATATGTACAATACTATTTCAGGAGTACCTAGTGCGACTGCTGTATCCTGGACTATTGAATATAATAAAAAAACAGCATTAGGAATTTTAAGTAGATACGGTGACGTTGTGCCGTTAAGTACAGTAAATTCAGTCGATGCTGCTGCCGGGTATGTAGCGAACGGCTCGCCGTTTTCAACTACTAAACAAGCTAGAATATTTTCAAGTGATATGTCGAAGAAAGTATTTCCTCTTTATCCAATATCATTCAGGCGTAACGGGAGCCGTGGTGGAAACATAACAGACCAATCTGGTATATTTTTGTTTCACGGTGATTTCGCTCCGGGTGATGAAATTTACAACGACGGGAAAAAATACATGCTAATGCCGATGACAGGTAATGAAGGTGTAAGTTACCGTGTTGCTTGGGCTGTACCGAAAGAATAACAATGTATATAAAATTAAATTTTACAACAGGTCAAACGTTTCTGTCTGTTCTTCGAGTAGTAACAGACATTATTAACACTGGCTCTATTACTAGCATAAGCACTCTACGCTCACGTGCCACCGGTACCTACGCTACATCGCTTCTCTCTGCATTGAATGATGCTTCAAGTGAAATCGTGAGGACTAATACTCTATCGACTACGAAAGCTCATATTAGTTCAACTAGCCCATCCACCGGTGTATATAGTTTCACTATTGAACAAAGTATATTCGATGATCCTAGTAAAAAAATCTATTATAGATTTTACAATACCACTACAACTAGTGATTACTGCTATATAGTCGTTTACACTGCGTTAACCTCTGGGACAATGGCTAACGCAAGCATTCCTTTAAGTACACTAGCGACTGCTTCTACTGCACAAGGATCTGCGCTTGGGTATGGTGGTACTAGTTCTCCGGTGTTATCAGTCCACGGTGGAACCGGACTTACTAAAGTCAAAACATTGTATATGCACATCAACGACAATTCAATGATGTTTGCAGTTAACGAGACAGTAGCAGCAAATGGTTGGCCGACGACTTATAGTAATAGTTCGGTCTTTAATGGTCCGTTCATCTTTAGTCAATACACACGTGATGATATATTAAACACCCCGGCAAACATTTTACCAGTAGTATTTTCTTCGCCACGCGGTCTTGGTGTTGGTCTAGGATGCAACTTTGGTTCTAATTCAGGTGACTTCGGGAATAGCGGTTATGGAAATCCATTGTATACGGGAGCAGATATAACTACTTCTGCTTTACGTGTACTAAATCTAATAAACAACACTCCTAGTACCTCAACTGATGTTCCCACTACGTACTCTATACAAAACGTTGCATTGACCGTTGATGGGTATAGTGCTGCACAACGCCCGCTCGGGAATGCACTTTCTAGTGTAGCGAATTACGCTACATCTTGGCCACTAGTCCTTGGAACTAGCTCAGTGATGAAAGTACCTGATGATACTATCACAACTCCGGTTTATGCTTTATACGATTTGGGTTGGGAAATGAGTGTATACAACTGCTTTGGTGGTAGCATTAGTGAAATTTCTAACATATACCTATACAATGGACCGTATTCACCCGGTGATGAATTATCTATTGGGTCTACCACTTATGTGTTAATACCAACTTGGGCAGGATATACAAACAACATAGCATTAGCTATTCCGAAAGAATAATATGGCTACTATCACAACTGTAGTGAATGCAGGTCCTGACATCGTGCAGGGTATTCAGAAAATTAAAGAAATTTACCCCACTGCAACCTCATCATTGACTGCTTCAGTTAATACAAAAAATCCTCCGCTAGCAGTTAAACTAGCAGTAATATCGACCGTGCCACCGAGCGATGTGTTGAAGCGCAATAGAGCCTGGGGATGAAAAGGATAAATACAATATGTTTTTAAAAATAGTATACAAGAGTTCACCAAATGCTGCTGCGGGCGGTTACGTCGGTCACAGAATACTAGCTCACATTCTATCATCGCCATCTATAACAGATTCTGCTGGGCTGAGAGCTGCAATAAGTACCAATAGTGAGATTTTAAACTTAATCAATTTACCAGCATGTGAATTATATCGCACAAACGACACATCAAATATCAAAGCCCACATTGCAAAAACTTCAACTGCATATAGTGCTAACCTGACGATTGAAATGGGTGCTTACACAAACAATGCAGTAAAACATTATCTTCGATTTCAAAATACTTCCGCATCAAATTTTACTAGTGGCAAAACATTAACCGGTGGTACAATGGCAAGCGCACAGTACGGGTTTACTGCTACGGGATGGTCGAACACGACAGCGACAGGTACTGGGCTATCAATGACTGATGAAATTGGATTTCTGGGAATTGCATCAACCGCTGATACTTTTAATTCGTTTTTCGCATATGTGAATAACAATTGCGTTATGGTTTGGATGTCATTAGGTACTGCAACTGCATCAGGCTTTCCAACTGCGTATAACGTATCAACTTGGTCTGGTCCTCATATGATGGCACAATATAAACCCTACGATTATTGGAACACCCTTGATAATGGTATGTTCCCTGCGGTCACTACATACGGTGTGTCTAGGAATTTATTCAATGATGTCGCAATATTTAACAACGTATGTAACCCTATCAGTACAACACTGAATCAAACTCCATTCAGAATGGCACATGCAATTACTAACTCGGGCCCATCAACTAGCACTGGTCCTTGGGCAGTAACATCCGGAGTTCGTGCAACCATAGGCATCGGGCCTAGAAATTCTTGTGCCAGGGCATTATTTAGTAGCGTATTGAGTACCTCATCTAGTAGTACTTCAACTGGAGCATTTGCATCAACTACTACTCAACATCGAGTTCCCCATCCAAATTTGTTGAACAAAGGTTATGCACTCTATCCAATAACATTTAAAAACTCAATGTTTAATATTATGGGAGGTGATATCTCTGCGGTAAGCGATATTTACTTATTCAACGGCGATTATACTCCAGGAGATGAAATCACCGACGGTAACAGGACCTTTATTATCATGCCATTCGGTTTTGACCCTACAACTTATCGTTTAGGTATTGCGGTCCCTAAGGAATAACTATGTTTATAAAATTAAATTACACATCAGCGAAGCCAATGCAAACATTTTGGAGAATCATAACTGATATCGTGAATACTCCAAGTGTCACTGACATTACTTCATTAATGGCAAGAGCAACAAGTGCAAATTACAACTCGGCGTTGACTGCAAATCTTGAAACAGCAACTAGTGAGATTGTCAGGACTGCCGCAGACTCCAACGTTACTTCGCATTTTTCGATGAGTGATGATGTGTGGAAAAGCACATTTCAATTTTCAGTGTATGATAGCCCTAGCACACCGTTTTATGCACAAGTAGGTCATATTACTACAGGGAGTTCTATGGCTGGATTTAGTGTAGGTACTGCATTAACCGGTGGTACTATGTCATCAACTCAGTTATCCCTAACTGATTTTTCAGCTTCAGGGTTAAGCATACTTTCGACTTCAGGAACTTCAGATACAAATGCAAATGCACACGCTGATACTGACGTATATTCTGTGTGGGCGTATATTACAAATGACTGCATAGTATGGTCGTATAACACGGCACTTTCCCCAACTGGTTGGGGTTCAGGTACATCAGCATTAGGTCCGTATATCATCAGTCAATATACTAGATATGATTATATCAACACAATGGATAATGGGGTGTTTCCGGTTATCTACCCTAACCCCGCAAGAGATTCAGCTAATAGTTCTCTAGACTCTACCGACTTTGCTGCTAATAAGAATCCAGGATTCGTTGCTACTAATTCTAGTAGCGTAGTTCCGTTTAAAGTTTTAAACTTTATCGTCAATCAAAATAGCTCAAATGTTTTTTCTTGGCCTATAACTAATAATGTTCAAGTAGCTCACACAGTTAGTGGTATATCGTCATGTGACGGCAGAGCGGGTCTATATAATAGTACTGTTCAAGATGGTTCTGATTACGCAATCGTTTTTAACAAATTACTAAGCAATACCGTCAATGAAAAAGTACCAAATAAAACATTAACCGGTACAACTTATTTACATTACCCACTAGGGTGGATACATGACTATTATCTTGCAATGGGTGGTAGCATTTCTGATAGATCCGGTGTGTTTCTTTTCAACGGTGACTACACTCCGGGAGATGAGTATACAGTTGATGGAATAACATATTCACTTTGGCCGATAAACTCAATCGCAATTTCAGCATCATATAGAATAGGATTAGGTGTACCTAAGAAATAACTATGGCAACAATAACATGCGGAACTGCATTGGATGCAAGTTATACAGCTACACAAGTAGTAAATAAAATAATTATCAGTGACAAGTCACCTGCTACTGATATTAACTTGCAGCCGCTTACTGTAGTGACTAAGGTGGTATCTACTCCACCTAATAACTTAATATCCTATATTGAGACAACAGTAGTAACTCCGTTCTCTGCACCAACAGTTCGCAAAGTAATTATAAGTTAACTCATTAACTTTGCGATAAGCAAAAGTTTCTCTAAGTGGTCGATAGCTTTATTAATACTATCGACCTTTAGTTTATTGTACTCTGGCTTATTGATACGCCTTGATTCAACTTCTGCTTGACTTAACTCAGACACCATGTTACTAATGTTGTTCAACATTCTACGCAAATCGGGATTATAAGGAAGCTGTCCAATCTGAGTTCTTAATTCAGCGTGAACAGCTTGCCAGTCAAGAGAAGTTTGTATTTGCATACCCTAAGTATATCACAACTTAGGGTAAAAGTCAATTAAGCAAATAGTTCTAAATGTGTTCCACATTCCGAGCAATACTTTGCAGTTGCTTTGTTTTGCTTACCACAACTAGTACACTTTGGCTTCATCTTGACGTTGACTGGTTCTAACACAGGCTTGTTGTCTTCGGTCTCGCCCAACAACATAAAGATGATAGAATGCTTCTCGGCTTCCATCACACCCATTGTAGTTGTAGTGAATGACTGTGTGCTCTTGCTACCTGCTACAGTGATACCAACATCGTTAGCTGGCATTGATTGTGCTTGTGCAGAAATGTTCATAGAAGTTGATCCACTAGCACCAATCCAACGAGCGTCAGTAGCATTTGTAGTAGCATACCATGCTGAACCAGTGCCCTGTGGTGCTGCGTAAGTGATATCACTGAATCCACGCATAGTACTCTTTGACCAATTATTAGCATTGTTGTCAAAGAACGATTGCATTGGGTGATTCAATTCAAACTGAAACTCAATACGAATCAATCCATCTTCTAGTTTGATACCGCGATGCTTCTCTACTGCACCGGTACGTTCAATGAACTTGAACTTGTTGCCTTCACGTAGATTGCCGTTTTTGATTGAGCGTTCCAAGTCAATCTCTTGACCTGCATTGATAACAAGACCACCGGGTGTCATGTCTTCACCGTCAATGAATACATTGACTAATGCTCGTTTTGTGTTGAGGTTTTTTAGTAAGAAGCTATATTCGCTGCCGAAGGGAATATAAACATTGTCTTTAAATTCGCGGAGAATTTTACCATTGGCTTTTAGGCTCGCCACGAGCTTGTTTGCGTACATCATAATTTCCTTTTACTGACCACACTCTAAGGTCATGTTGTTTAAAGAGTGTTAGAACTGCTAGCCTATCTAGCAATGTATTTATTATAACACAAGCCTTAGTAATCTAAAACTTTTAGGTCATATTTGAGCAACAAAAGGGTAACGACCGGATGATCCTTTTCCAATTCAATTTTGTACCCGAACGTATAGACTGGTACTAGCGTACTCCATCTACGAACAGGGTAATACTTTACCCCGCTCATAGTGACATGTTTAAAGACTTCGTTAAAGTCATTACCCTTAACAAATAGGTTAACTGTACTCATACGGGGTGTCTTTATCCGAGTAGTCAGGACTGATGTGGTCTTTGTCTTCGTCATATCGTTGGTAGTAGCTATCGTTAGGTTGTAGTACTCTGAAAGTGTCATACTTCAATGTAGCGAATGTAGCCTCTGCTTTATCAAGCAAGTCACACACAATGTATGCTGTAGTACAAGGTGCAGTAATTCGTTTCATTGGTCCATGCTTTAGTTTGTCTTCTAATAATGCAGTGTGAATGTCAGAGTTAGGCAAGAACATAATACGAGTAATGCCCATCTTCTGGTTGCGTAATCGTACTTTATCAAAAACAGTTAGCTTGGTTAAGTTTGCGTTGTTGTCTGGATCAATCGTCAATAATACATTCTTGACTTTGATGCTACCTTTTGTACTTGGGTTATCAGGGGTCTCTTTCGTACTCCACGGAACATTGCATTCCACATGATTAACATAAAAGGTTTCTCCATGTGATTTTAAGACCCACATTGGAATGGTCTCGTCTTGTAAGTGTGCCTTGTTAAAGTGGAACACCACATCTTTACATGCGTATTCAATCTATTGTTGTGTCATTTTGGTTCTCCTTAAGTTATGACATTGTATTTATAGGGGCATGTGCCCCGTACAAATCATTTTGGTTTATGCTTTTCACCGCTGATTGGATCTACCGATGGGTCAATCTTTGCAGCTTCTTCCGGTGACATGAATCTCGGTGCATCGTGTTGCAAGAATGCAGGGAACCATGACCAGCCAAATGATTTCCAATATTTGTGAATCAAGTTGTTTGCGAAGATAGTGGCTGCTAGAATCACAATCAAACCAATAGCATATAAGATTGTACCGGCTAAGAAAACTGCCGCATTATCCATATCCATTATTTTTTACCTTTAAGTTTCTTTAAGTTCTCTAACAGTGATTTACTATTAGACTTTGGTTGTTCTTGGTGCGTCGGATGGGAATTGAACCCACTACCTACTGGTTTAGAATCAGTCGCTCCGGCCTTTGGAACTCCCGACGCATCGTAATCTCTCAACAAAGATTTAATGTCTTTGTGTTTTACAATTATAACATTTTTTGATTGTCCATCAACACTAATGGGCAAATCAAGTGTGACAGTGATGATAGGACCTTCATCCATACTCCTTACACTGTCACTACCGACAGAGCCAATGAAAGGAATCTTATTGTAATAACCGAAAACTCGTTCACCGAACTCATATGAGCCATGATAACGATTCTTTTCAAAGTACTCTGCCATGTTTGCCATTTTAGTTTGCTACCACTTTTGCTACTGAATTAATGACACTTGCAATGCGACCGATATCACGAAGTTGTTCTACAGTGTAGCCCATCTTCTTCAACCCTTCGTAGTGTGCTTTCACACAGAAGTGACACTTACCAACGATACTTGCAGCCAATGAATATGCTTCAAATCGTTCTTTAGTTGTGCCACCGCTTGTTGTGATAGCGTTCATGCGAAGTTGTGCGGGCAAGCCCTTCAAGTTCTCATCGTCAGCCATTTCAACAAATGGATACCACATGTTGTTTTGTGCCATCAATGCACCTGCTGTTAATGCGGCTTGTGTTTCAGTCTTGTTTTCAATTTGACTTTCCATCCAAGTCCACAACTTACTGTTGCCAGTAGCAAAAGCTGCCGCGAGGGCAACAGCTTCCGCTTCTTCAACAGGTAGAGTACTACGCTTAATTACAGCGTCAATGTTTAGTTTAGTATCCTTAGCATAGTCAGGAATACTAGACTCTTTAAGTGCGTCTACCCAAGCAGTCATTACAATGTTTCTCCACCGATTGGGCGTGAGCATGGGCACAACTCGCCAGTTTGCAATGCGTCAAGTACACGCAATGCTTCGTCTGGGTTACGACCAACGTCCAAGTTGTTGACTGTAACGTGTTGGATAACGTTCTCTGGGTCAACAATGAATGTTGCACGAAGTGCCGCACCTGCTGGACCATAGAAGATACCCAATTGTTCAGCCAATGAATTTTCATCACGTGCTACGTCTGCGAATGACCATGAGTTGGTCTTCTTCAAGTCTTCATGTGCATTACGCCATGCCAACTTACAGAATTCATTATCAGTAGAGCCAATCATTAGAACAGCATCGCGGTCTGCGAAGTCGCCATTCAATTTGTCGTATGCTACGATTTCAGTTGGGCACACGAATGTGAAGTCCTTTGGGTAGTAAACAATTACTTTCCACTTGCCTTCAAAACTCTTTTCAGTAATTGTTTCGAATGCGCCATCTGGTGTGAGTGCGCCTGGCTTAACGCCTGTGACTGCAAAACTTGTGATTTTATCGCCGATTGTTTTCATTTTAATTTCCTTTATGTTAATGAATTATTTTCTTTGTGACTTGCAATTAGGGCATATCAACATTAGATTATCTTCTTTGTTGTTGTAACTGTCACCATCTTTATAGATTACATCTAATGGGATAGCTAGACCGTTATGATGTGTGTTATCACATTCCTGGCAACGATGTTCTCTTTGATTAATCAAGTACTGTCTTACCCACTCGGGAATCTTTGCCCACGCTTGTGGCGTAGCTGATTCTTTCCATTTCTGAACATTCTCAAACGCCTTGTTTCTGCGTTGGTGTTCTTGTTGGCAACTATTATTACAGTACTTGTTAGTGTATGAGTGACCTTTGATAGGATTAACTTTTCCACAACTTAAACAAGTAAAACAACCTAAATTTGACATTTCCTTCTTTCTATACTAGAGCACTTGAGTAGAGCACTCAGAACATTTACTTAGTGCTCTATGAGATACATTATATACGTATATATTAGGTTATGCAACAAAAAAGGGCACCTATGTGCCCTAAATTATTCATCAATGTCTGTTGACGGAAGTCCGTTTGAATGTCTATCAGTAGTCTTATCTACATCTTGGTACAAACGTTTTTCTTGCGCTGTTAATTTGTCTTTGTGAGTTTTGCGTGGGTTACCACATAGATAGCACTTTGGATTACCGCAATCCATAGCATGTCGTTTTGCTAAACGGTGTGGTTGTCTAGCAACTTTAGAAGTGTCATGTGACAAACTTTGTCTGGCAATCTTCACTTGTCTAGCAATGTGAACGTCCGTTTTGTGACGGCGTTGGCTGTTGATAAATTTAGCTGTTTCGTTACTCATAGTGCTAGTATATATTATTCTAGGACTAGTGCAACAAAAAAGGTTACTTACACTGACATGTTCCTATGCGTTTCTTGTCGCAATTAGGGCAACCTCGTGAGCAAGTTCTAATTAGAAAAATTGTCTCGTACTTGCTAGGCTTGTCGTCGGAATGTTCTTTGGGTTTAGTTAGTTGCATATAAGCTCCTTATATATACAACGCCTTTGCCTTACATTACGTTGACAAAGAAAAAGGCTCCGAAGAGCCTTTTCTGAGTTTCTGTTGCGAGGTAT